AGATGAGGATGACGATTAAGCGAATAGTTATTTTGTCTGATCTTCAAGTACCTTTTGAGGATGTTCATGTAACACGCAACATTGCCAAGTTCTTACAAACCTTTAAGCCAGATCAAACAGTTACGATCGGTGACGAAATTGACTTCCAAACAATCTCTAAGTGGAGTGAGGGAACCCCTCAAGCCTATGAGCAGAGTCTTGGGGATGATCGCGACAGATGTGTCGATTTACTCTGGGAGTTGGGTGTTACTGACTGCATCCGAAGCAACCACACAGATCGACTTTATAACATCATCATGAAGAAAATCCCATCCTTCCTATCCTTGCCAGAGCTTCGCTTTGAGAAGTTTATGAAGTTTGATGAACTAGGCATTACCTTTCATAAGAAGCCAATGGCACTAGCACCTAATTGGGTAGCAGTGCATGGCGACCACACACCTATCAAATCACAGGGTGGGCTAAGCGCTATGGAAGCTGCTAGGCGTACAGGCACTAACATCATCTCTGGGCATACCCACAGAGCAGGCCGTACATCCTTCTCAGAAGCCATAGGAGGCCGTTTGGGGCGTGTTCTGCATGGGGTTGAGGTAGGAAACCTAATGGACTTCAAACAGGCCGCATACACCAAAGGAACGGCTAATTGGCAACAGGCTTTTGCCATCATGTATGTCAAGGGTAAGAATGTCCAAGTCGATCTAATCTACATAGAAAAGAACGGCACATTTATAGTCAATGGCAAGGTCTATGGACGACCTCGTTAGAGACATCTTTCCTGTCCGTAAGACTATTGACGATGCAGTCGATGAGTCAGAATCGTTATCATTTCGTTATCAAATTAAACACAAATAGTCTGACGGGTATGCAACACTAAGCCTGTCACTAGCCGAGGGCGCTAGTGCGATAGGAGCAAGATGACTGACAATCAGATTATCGGAGCAGCTTTATTGCTGTTTCCTTTATTAGTAGGATTGATCTATTCACATGTATCACATGGCAATTACCAAAAGGGATTTCGTGAGGGATACCATCGAGGCAGGGCAGTCAATCGCCAAGAATTTTGGCAAGAATGAAAGCCAAAGAGGTCTTACAAAGTGCAACCGATGTCATGCAAGATCGTGGTGCAATCTATGGTCATCCGAAGATCAACCAAGATCGGATTGCTCGCAGACTTACCAATTTACTTGATTTCCCAATCGAGGACTACCAAGCTTGCCTTGCAATGGTCGAGGTCAAGCTCTCAAGAATCCAAGAATCACCAAGCCACATCGATTCATACATCGATGCCTGTGCTTATCTCGCATTAGCATGTGAACTCAAAACAGAAGAGGATGATCTTTATGTCTAAGCGTATTCATGTTCAAGAAATTGGCAATCCGCAGGATAAATTAATCTTTATAGAGTTTGTAGGTTTACCTCATGATCTCGTCATCGAGGCTGTAGTTAAACAATTTAGAGACAGGGGTTTTGATGTTATGTGGGGGGTAGCACCTTGTGCTAAAAAAACCGCCTGATTCTTGCTGCCTTTAAGTTGGTTACATTTGGCACAGCAAGATAATAAATTCTCAAGCTCATGGCCACCGCCACTAGCACGACTGATCACATGATCAACCTGTGTTGCTTCATCACCACAATACTGACAGATGTAACCATCACGCTTCAATACTCTAAGCCTCTGGTTCTTCCAGCGTTGAGTACCTAACTCTCTATGACTTGCAGCTCTACTCAATGCCAACCCTTAATCTTAAAGTGAGACCATGCTTTGCATGCTGATCCATCATACCTATGATCTAAGTATCTCATGTGTAACTGTATCTGTTGCATAGGGTTCATGTCTTTAGCAATAGGGTTCTTAATCTGTAGTAATCCATAGACTCTATGAGTACCAGATAGATTACCAACCGCTTTATGATTCCATGCTGATTCTTTTGCTATGAGTAACTTAATACATTTAGCCTCAGTCTTATTCATTGTGGCATTTATGTATTTTCTAGGATTGTATTTGAAGGCATCTATTTGCCCAGTATTAGCAGCAGACATTGGTGATAATAGAGTTATCCCAATAGCGATGGCTACCGAGCGAGCTATCCGCGAGCGGCTCGCTCTGAGCCCCTTATGGGCTCTAGCCCTGAGAGTACCGAGTGTGTCAAGCATGTTTTAACTCCTTACAGGTAAAAGTGCTGGTCAGAGCCTTAATTGGCTCACCCTTGCGTTGGGCGTGTCGTTAGTCTTTGCCCCATCCTTTGCCCTTAAAGTGAATTGGATTAGATGTAAATACTTTGCTCATTGGTTCATTACAGTATTGACATAGAACTACTGGTCGATTGTGCCATCCATGAGTGATCTCTTGATTGAGATTACATCGGCTGCATTTGTAGTCGTAGGCTGGCATGTTAAACACTTCCTTATCATGTATGACCCACATCCAGAGCAACGGTCGATGTCTGCCTCTGTAGGTTCTTTGTCTAAGTGACCGTATTTAAGTATGAGTAGTGGCAATAGATCCTCTAAGCGGATGATCGCGGCATAGTCACGCGGATCTTCTCCTTGCGTATTGAGTCTCAAAACGGAGAACCCCAACTCCCCCGAGATTTGAGTTCTTGCTTTGAGTTGCTTCATGTAAGCCAATGGTTGAAAGCCAGTTCTTGCTTTGACTTCTACATCAAATGGCACATTAACAATGTCTTTGCCACTACCCCTTCCCACACATGCGCCTTGCCACCAAGTCGATAGGTACTCGGCAACTACACGCTCTGTGCGGAAACCTCTGTGCTTCCTGTGTTGACTAGCCATTTACCGCATGACACTTGCGACACTGCCATGCACCCACAACAGGCTTCTCTTCACTAATAACAATGTTAGCAACAATGTCTCTAGCCTCTGTAGGCTCATTACATAGTTGACAGTTGATGATTTCTATGAATGGGATGTCATCAAAGTTAACCCATCCACCTAATCCATCTGCATTATGTATCTCGATGTAACCCATTATGCTCTCGCCTTCTGTGGTTCCCATGTGCCTTGACTGCTTAACTGATACCAAAGTGTTGGACACTTAGGCTCTGATCCACCTACGCCCATGTGTCGGCAGAAGTACCCACCCCATGCACGACCATTCTTATTGCCATCCTTAAACTCCATGTCTCCATGCTTGCAGCTTGGCACAACCTTTGCAGTACCCAGAATCTCTGCAACAGTATCAACAGCCTTGTCTAGTGTCACAGGTGCAGGCACTTGCCTAATTGATTCACCTTGCTCACCAAATGGTGTAGTCCAGTAATCTTTGTGACCTTCTGTAACTTGCTCTTTAGGCTTATTAGCGTTGATTACTTTCCGAATCTCTTCGCGACTACTTTTATGCTTTTCTACACCGATGTTCGCGTTGCCGCAAGCAATACCAATCGCCGAAGTAGCTCCATTTTCCAAAGCAAAATCTTTATTAACGCCCCTGTCTGAAATAACTTCATTTGCAAGCCCAGTCGAGAATGGGTGTTGGTCGGTAATTTCTCTATAAATAGCTGCGCTAACGATAAAACGCTTATCTGACCATTCAAGTATCTCAGTTTGTATGCGACCATTTGGGTATAATCTCCAAAACTCGATAATTCTTTCTCTGACCGTGGTGTATTCGTCCAAATTAAACATTAGTTATTTACCCCCCACATAACATCAAAACCCCTGTCTCTAAATTGTTTAACTACAGCCTCGATGACGAGATCATGAGGTAAACCTACAAACTCTATAAAGATTAATTTATCCTCTGGATTGCCAATTTCTTGAACATGAATACGCTTAGACATAAAGATCATCCTCTTCTGTTTTGAGTTCACATGCTAATGCGAGATAAGCACAGGCATCGATGTATGAATCGATGTGGCTTGGTGATTCTTGGATTCTTGAGAGCTTGACCTCGACCATTGCAAGGCAAGCTTGGTAGTCCTCGATTGGGAAATCAAGTAGATTGGTAAGTCTCCGAGCGATCCGATCTTGGTTGATCTTCGGATGACCATAGATTGCACCACGATCTTGCATGACATCGGTTGCACTTTGTAAGACCTCTTTGGCTTTCATTCTTGCCAGAATTCTTGACGGTTCACAGCTCGGCCTCGATGGTATCCCTCACGGAAACCCTTTTGGTAATTACCTTGTGCTACATGTGAATAGATCAATCCCACTAATAAAGGAAACAGCAGTAAAGCTGCTCCGATAATCTGATTGTCAGTCATCTTGCTCCTATCGCACCAGCGCCCTTGGCTGGTTGCAGGCTTAGTGTTGCATACCCGTCAGACTATTTGTGCTTTATTTCATAACGAAATGATAACGATTCTGCCTCATCGACTGCATCGTCAATAGTCTTACGGACAGGAAAGATGTCTCTAACGAGGTCGTCCATAGACCTTGCCATTGACTATAAATGTGCCGTTCTTTTCAATGTAGATTAGATCGACTTGGACATTCTTACCCTTGACATACATGATGGCAAATGCCTGTTGCCAATTAGCCGTTCCTTTGGTGTATGCGGCCTGTTTGAAGTCCATTAGGTTTCCTACCTCAACACCGTGTAGAACACGCCCCAAACGGCCTCCTATGGCTTCTGAGAAGGATGTACGGCCTGCTCTGTGGGTGTGCCCAGAGATGATGTTAATGCCTGTACGCCTAGCCGCTTCCATTGCGCTCAATCCGCCTTGAGATTTGATAGGTGAATGATCGCCATGAACTGCCACCCAGTTAGGTGCTAGCTGCATAGGCTTTTTGTGAAAGGTGATCCCAAGCTCATCAAACTTCATAAACTTCTCAAAACGCAACTCTGGCAAGGATAGGAAAGATGGGATCTTCTTCATAATGACATTGTAAAGACGGTCGGTATGGTTTGACCTAATGCAGTCAGTCACGCCTAGTTCCCATAGCAGTTCAACACAGCGATCACGATCATCGCCTAGAGTCTGCTCATAGGCTAACGGGGTGCCGTCACTCCATTTTGAAATACTTTGAAAATCGATTTCATCGCCGATCGTTACTGTTTGATCTGGCTTAAAAGTTTGTAAGAATTTAGCAATGTTGCGTGTTACATGTACATCCTCAAAGGGAACTTGAAGATCAGACAAAATAACTATTCGCTTAATCGTCATCCTCATCTTCGTAATCGCCGAACCTTTCTGGATCGACTGGAGTAGGCAAGATCCACGCAGGATAAGCTGTTGGCTCAATGATGATTGCTAATGCTAAATCAACATCCATGCCTGCTCTACGCAAAGCTCGATACATCTCTTGCAAGGAAATTGCCCAAGCATCAAGAGCTGTGTAAGTGTCTAGGTCTATAACCTTTTTTCTTGCCATAGGATAATTGTCACTTCTCTAGTATGCGAAGGATAGTTTCGACACGCGCCTCAAGTAGGTTTATTTGATCGCGCATGGAGCTGCCGCTATTTGGTTTTAACTCTTGAAGGTAGTGCTTTACTAACCAACGCACCGAGCCAATAAACGAACCAATAACGGTCGTAGCAGCAACAGCAAGAACCGCCATGTCCTGCGCAATCATTATCGTTTAGGTGTGGCATAACCGAACACGCCTGATAGTACTGACCACAACACTGCTCTGTAGTCTAAGTCAAAGTTGGTTGCTGACCATGCTGCTAGAAATGCCCCTGCTGCAAGGACGATTGGATTCTTTAGATTCATAGTGTTCCGCCTAACATAGGTATTTGATAAAATTCACCGCGTAAGTCAGCTTCTTTCTTAAAGCTGAAATGAGCATGGTGAGCGTGTTTGTTTGCACCCTTGTACTTCCTTTTAATAAACCTAAATTTCGATGAATAGATAAACCCATCAAAGATGATGTAATCAATACGCTTCTCGGATCGTGTCTTACAGGCTCGGACAATCTGATCAACAATGTAGGGCATGAGGTCCGGTTTTGACTTACCAGATACATCTCGGTCAATGTCAATCGCTCTAACAATCCCAGTTTTTGCACAAGGCACATGGTCACTAGTACCCGCTGCAAGGTGTCTTGCATCCGCAATCCAGCCATCGGAACGGCGATCACGATCTGGGTAGGCATCGTCAAATTGCTCGCGTAATTGTATGCCAGCTTTGCTAAGTGTTGGCTTCATTACCCTAGAAGGATAGCCGCTTCATCAGCTGTAAGTCCTAGACGATCAAGGATGGCTGCACGGGCTTTTGCTTTGTCTGCTGCGGCTTTCTCATCTGCCTTGCGTTGTGTCTCAGCTGCTGCTGCATCTGCTTCCATCTGTGCAATCTCAGCATCTGTTAGCTCGATGATTGAGGTTTCGCCTGTAGTGCAATTAACCTCTACGCGTGTTGGTCGTGTCATTGTTTTCTCCTTATGAGTTCTTGATGCCGTATAGATAGAATGATGAGCCTGATACAAAGTTATTTGCGGTAGTAATTGTTAGACTAGATACCGCTGCGTTGTTAATCATCAACATTGCAAAAGCACCATCGGCTGGATTCGATGTACCATTTTCAGGGCTTGCAACCACGCCACTT